ATCTTCTTATTACCAGATTTAATCAACCATTCCTGATTAGGAACTAATACTTTGGCATTTGTTGTCATATTATACATACCTTGCGTTTAGGGGTTCTGCGTAACTTTGAACCTGTTCACTTACTTTGACCATGTCAAACTCAGCACAGAACTTTAATAATCTAATACCAACTTGCGGAATATTCTTTTCTGCTGTAGTTGCAGTATCAATTGTTTCTTTAATTAACAGTTTAATATTATCTGGTTGTGCTGTCAAGTCACACAATGTAACATTACGGTTGTAGTCATCTAATACACGATGTTCGACGCCTTCGTGATCAGACCAACGCTGCAACATCATGTTGTTCCAATTATATCCTTTGGCATTTCGATCAGCATAGGCTTCTTGGAGACCAACCTTATTCTTTGTTCCTTTAGTACGTACTCCCGGATAAGCAGAAAAGACGTTGTCTGAGGTATCTCCTCGCATGCACTTCTCGAAAAGTAACCACTTGGGGTCCGGAGCAGGCTTTTCCTCTTTAGTTTTTTTATCAATAACACGCTTGCCTTTAGCATCAAAATATCCTTCGTGTGTTGTAGTGACTTCCAAAACACCATTATATTGTCGAACATTTGGAGCAATAAGTTGTGCAAAATCTCCATCTGTTGAAATAATCACATGGTTATCATTGGGATGTGATTGGATAAATCCGGCAATCAAATCATCAGCTTCGAGTTGTGGATGCTGTAGTACAGTGGTATTAGTTTTTGTAGTGATAAAGTCTTTAAACTGATCAAAAGTTTCCCAAAAAACTCGTTCTTCTTCAGCTTCCTTTGGGCTCATTGCCGCACGACCTTCTGCTCGTTGTGCTTTGTATGGCGCATAGAAATCCTTACGCCACGAGCGACCTTCTAAACAGAAAACCACATGGTCGCCTTTAAAGTCTTTCCATGCTTTTCGAACACTGCTCAATACAGTATGAATACTCATACCGATTTTATCATTAAGGTCGCCTCTAATAGCGTGTCTAGCACGGAAAAATGTATTTGCTGTATCTACAATAATATATGTTTTGCTCATTAAGAAATTTCCGATCTACCATCACCTAAATTACTTACATTGATATAGCCTGCGCCACGGCGACTCATATCAACACCTTCTTCGGCTCCTACCCCGCGGCACAGTTCAACAAACCATTTATCAACAACTTCTTCATCTGTATCGCCTGTGTAGCCAGCACCACGTAATTGTACAACAAAATACTCATTCCAGTCAAGTTCAAAGAATCCGTTCCTAATATTTTCTTTATTGACGTGTGTTTGTAATACTTCTACCCAAGGTTCTTTCTTTTCTGTTGCCAATTCTTTTGGTGACATTTTGGCAATACGAGCTGATTCTAATGCGGCAGCAGCCGCTTGTTCTGCGGCTTGTTTAACTGCTTCTGCGTCTGCGATTGATTTTTCTAGTTTATCTAATCCTACTAATTTTTTTAAAAAGTTTTTCATTTCCCACCTTTCAATTGCCAAATCAAATGTTCATGCTTGTTATGCCACCTGTATAAGTATACAGGATCACCTGGGCCAGTAATCATTTTGGTAAATTTATAGCCCCGTTCTAACCAAATTCTTTTTCCTGTTAAAGCACAGCGTTCGGGCAAAACTGCAAATTTGTACTCGACAAATGCGGTTTTATAAAACCATATATCATCCTGCTCTTTATCAAAAGGAACATGTAAAGGCATCAAGTGCCCCACTCGTTTTTGAACAATGGCACCTGAAGTCGATCACTATAACGCCATCCACGCTTCATCGCGGCAAGGGCAACAGATCTAGCATTGAGAGTGTACACAGACTCAACACCGCCAACAGGCATAAGGTATACGTGACCTTTAAAACCTGCCGCTCTAAATTCGTCAACTGCTCGTTCTGCATCTTTAATATCCTCTTCTGTTGCTACTACTAATTTCAAATATGCTGTACCATAATCTTCGTATTCGCAGGCTATCTCTGGTCGAATAGCATCTGCCCATGATTCGCCACTGGCTGGCAATTTAGCACTTACTGAAAATGTAATTTCACGATGGAAATCTTTGTCATGATGGTATGCCCATGTATGTAGATATTTTTTAAATTCTGTAGTGAGACGCATTGTACCATTGGTCTCAAAAGTAATTTCCTTTAGGTCTGCCATTTTAGGATGGTCTAGTAAATCTGGATAAGCCTTTTGCCAACCCAACAAAGGTTCGCCACCGGTGATTACCAGATGTTCATCTTTCCACGTACCATGCGGAATAATATTCATAATACGCTCGGCAATTGCGTCAGTACTAAGTAAGGGAGATAGATGCTTAAAATCAGGATGCCAGCTGGCATAACTATCACAGCCGGTAGAGACAAGAGGAAGTTCTTCATATTTGTTATATAAATGTACAACTTGGGCAAGTTCATCTGCTTCTGTACTTAGCTCTCCTCGAGGCATGCCAAATCCTTGACATTTGAAATTACATCCAAATGTACGCAAGAATACACTGGGCACCCCCATGTATCGACCTTCTCCTTGTACACTATAAAATAATTCTGCGATTTTAATTTTGCTCATATATGTTAGACCATTTCTTAAGTTTTTCTTTTTTGGCTGCTGTAGCATCTTTTACATTATGATATGATATTACACCCAAGTCATGTAAGATGTCAACCATTGCCAATAAGTCGCCCAGTTCTTCTTCCAAATGTTCTAGGTTAGTTTTTGGTTTGCCAGGCTTAAAGTTATTTAGGCCAAATCGACTGATTTTACTAACTGCTTGAATGACTTCGGCACATTCTTCTTGTAGAATGTCCATTACTTCTTTAATTTTATCATCCATTTTTTGCTCGGTCTGAGAGATATTGTTCATTATGTATCCATTTGTTATTAACTAAAAATCCCCATTCACGTCGTTGTGGTCCTGGCATAAAACAGGTCCATGCTGTTATATCAGGATCTAGTTCAATACGATGATAGGAAGTGGGTTTACAAATTCTAAAATGACCAGGACCACGCCATTTGGCAATCTCACCGTATTTTTGACCTTTATCGTCGAACTGTGGAATCCATTCCCAGTAACCACCTTTCAAAATAAGTGTAGCATATGGCCATGGATGATCATGAACATCATCCGGATCACTTTTTAAAAACTTATGGATAAAAATATTAAATGGAAACCATTTACGGTCCTTAAGGAAAACGTAATAGCGTTCCAAATACGGTTCGTTATCTTGACGATCCATGATAATACGTCGACGACCCATTTTATCCAATAAGTTTAAAAAGAATTTCATTTTAGATTATTCAATAAGTTAGTTGCTGAAAAGAATTCCTTTGCTAGAAACTCTCGCTGTTGCTGTAAATATTGTACACGACTTTCATAATTATTCATAGTGGTTATGATGTGTAAACATAACTGTTGTTTATATTTTTCATAGTCTTCAAAACTACTAGTCCATTCGCTGTGATATTTGAATGTATCAAAATACATTTCTGTATATGACAAACGATCTGGCACCATAGGGATAGCATCTACCATAGCGCCTTCATAACAACTGATACCCAGCGTTTCCTGTAGATTAGCACTGAACACAATTTTAGCACGTTTCAATAAACGGTGATATTCGTTTTTGGTCAGTGGTTGATCCTGACAAACAACAAATTCATATTGTGGTAAGTACTTGGCCAAGTCACGGAAAATCTCCACTTGCTTTTCTGGAGCAATACGATGTGGGAATAAGATTAGGTCATCCTTTTGATAAGGACCGCCCCCACCCAACAATTCGTCCATATATTCCATGGGCCAACCTGTACGTACAAATCTTGAATCTTCACCTTTTAAGATTTCGTCAAGGTGTTCACTATACCAAGGATTTTCTGTGGGATAATCGTTTAGTAGATTAGTGTAAAATAATTTGATATGAAAGTTTGTGGCAAAGTAGTTATGATCAAACGCATGGAAGAAACTCTTTTCAGCGTGTCTAACCCAAGGTTTATTACCAACAAGTCTGCCTAGGAAGTCTTGAGGATCATATGATCCAGCATGCCATAAGCCATGTGTGACTACTGGGATATTCAGTAGTTCACTCATGTACTTCAAGTTTATGATACCAGGATGCCAAGCGTCAGTAAACAAAAAATGATCGCCAGGCTTAACTGCTCCGGAGCAAAATAAACGGCCCATCTGCTCAACTTGACTAGCCTTGTATATATTGGTACCGCCAAAATTAAGAAAGGCGCCAGGAGTAGTGGCACTAGGAATATCCTTAGGACCAGAGATAATTTGAACATTGTGATCTTCCTTCGCAAGCAGATAAGGTACATGAGACTGCCATTGTCCCGTGTACCTAGTCTCTACGCTTTCTAAATCAATTAGAAAGACATTTGCCATTATGCTTCCTGTTGTTGACGTGCTCGGGCTTCGCGGCGTGCTTTACGCTCCAAATACTCTTGCTCTTGTTGATACCGACGATACTCAGGACTGCGATACAAGTCCTTCTCATCGTAGTTAATAAGGTTGAAACGGCAGTGGTCAAGCCACCGATCCAAATCGTCGAACACTCGTTCAACTTCTGGTTTCATCTTAAGAGTTTTTTGAATGTAGGCAGGGATATTAGCCATAATGTTTCCTATATAATTAAAGGTTGATAAATTTAAGAAGACAGCCATTCTCACCATCTTCACTTACGTCGATCCAAACATCTCTGCCTGGATATCTTGCTTTGATTGTCGCATATAAATCGCGAGCAATCATTTCGCAGGATTTGTAGTTGAGTTCTAATGTGCCATCATTATAGCACTTTTCGAGCCAACGTTTGAACTGGATAAATTCAATGTCACGGTCATCGTGGAACACTTGAATATAAACTTTAAAATGGAAAATGTGACGATGTGGAGTTCCTAGGAAACTAACATCATATTCATCGCCTGTAGCCAATGTTGGGTCTGTAGCGGCTGCTGGATAGCAGTGAATACCTTCTTTGCGGAAAGTAACCCAAATCATATTTTCTTCTACTCTCATACGTAACTAAAATTCCTCATAAAACTATCTCTACTACCAGAAATATTGTGTATTTGTTTCATTGCTGCATTAGTAATTCTCATACGGTACGATGTACCACGGCAATATCCATCAAAGACTGCCCAGCCGTTTTTACTTTTAAGAGTCTTTGATCGAATATCGTTTTTCTTTTCAGCAATAACTTGTTTCCTTAAATCCTCATATGCTTCTCTTAGATTTTTTTGAATTAGATCAATGTCCATATCTACAATTTTAACATTTGATATTTCCATAAAATCAGGATCCCACATAACCTGATTTTGATTTTTTGATTTAGCATAAAAATTAGTATCCTCCCATACTGGACTTTTGATGATATTATTATCAGTCATTGATCCAATTGTGTGGGAGGCATTGCTGCCACGTTTTCTAGTTTTATTATCAATACCATATTCGGGCATATCTACAATACCATGTTCATCGATAGTATGCCCTTTATTTTTCATTTCTTGGTCTACCCACTTACCAATAAAAGCATCATTCTTTGCATCGGGGATAGGGGTGCCTTTTTCGATATTTTCTTTAATAACACTGACTCTTGCCGATTTCATAGTTTTTTATCCTGTGTATATTGATCCCAATAGGTATACTTGTCCTTGGACATGAGATCATGAAGTTGATGTGTCCAAACACCGGGATTAGTTTTACCCCAAGTTAAATCATCTAACTTAAGAGTAGCATTATAATTAAGTAAAGAAATGTATGGAAGTTTGCAGCTAATCATTGGAACAAATTTAGCATATTCATTCCAACCGCCTTCTAATACACCTTCGATATGTTTGATATCAAAATCGAGAGTGACCCAATAGCCTGCGTCCAAACAACCTAGGATAACGTCATCCCACGGCTTGTATTCTTCTTGACTATTTTCTTTTGGATTAAAACTTTGACTTGTTCCAAAGTAAATTTGTTTAATGCGTTTGCTTTCATCTAAGTATGCTTGAGTATCGTTAGCGATACGCAAGATATCTTCTAGGGGTGGAGTACCTACAACAAACAAAGTATACATACCATGGCAAACAGTATGCTCAACTTCATAGCCAGTAAAGTAAACGACATCTTGTCGTTCTTCTGTGTTTAATCCCATACAATGTAACCTCGACTATAGCCGCTTGGACGATCCATACCATCCGCAAACGCCTGTTGCCAGTTCATGTTTCTATTATACGCTTGTGTCCAGAACTTGTCAACACTTAATTGTCCATTTGTAATCATACTTTCTGCTACCTGCATCGCCAAATAAAACTTATCGGTTCTTGGACTTGGAAATACCATGGTACAGGCTTTCCAAAGTAGATTAGAAAAATCAGTAGTTACCTTCTTTTGAGCACCAAAAATAACAATGGCCTCATTTCGAACAATGGGTCGATCAAATACATCAGTACCACTACTCAAATCAATAACGATATCAAATTCGCCGTCATATGTTTGAACTAACTTATCACCCCAAAGATCCTTGTTGCTATTACCGACTACGGTGATGTCTCGAGCCAGTATTGGTTGGCTTGTGATAGTGTTATAAGCTACCCAAGCAAG